AATCGCGAGTTAAGATTTCTCAGTTCACTCAAAAGTTCAAGGCGCTTCTCGATAACTTCGGGAGGAAGCCTTTTGCTTCCAATGTTTTTGGATGTGATCCTGTAGCTCATCATAACGTCGCATTGTTTCTTTTTAATGATAAGGTAAGGTTTTATAGCCGGAAGCACGTAATCCAGCATTGGACCCGTTGCTTGCCAGTTATAAACTGGGCGCGTGAATTTTTGTTTACTCGTCCACCTATATCTAGAATCTTTAGATCCACCAAATGTATTTTCGAGCCATATTATAAGCTCTTCGTCACAACTAGTTATCTTCAGCATGCTGTGCCATTGAAGGCCATTTCCATATTTTCCCTGTTTAACATGGCCAATATAGAAGCATCCTTCTCCATCAGCTATTCCCGCAAGATAAGCAAGTTGTGCGATGCTATGATCTGTACTGAACTTTACAATTTTACCCATGAATTCCCTTTCATTTATAACAGTATAGCATTAAATGAAAATAAAAGCTACCGTGAACGACTAAGTGAGAAGACCCTTAATGAGGGGTGCGATAGTCTGACCTCCGATCGAAAGCCGGAGAGGATGAGCCGAAGAGCTTGTCCCGCCTAGAAATAGGTCATAAAAGTAACAGAATGGTATTAAATGAATGTGCCGCTCGCCTAGGCGTTTCGCTGCGCCAGACTGAAGATCAGCTTACCCGCGACATGCTCGCAGGTACCGCTGCCTTCATTAACTGCACAGGAGGCGTGGATGGTGATAACCCAACAGAAATTACTCGCTCTGACGTTGATACTGTTGTGCGCACGTTGCTTAATAATAACGCGTACACAATCATGGACAACATTGAGGGTGAGGACAAGTTCGGTACTGCGCCTAAAATGAATGGGCGCATTAAATCTCTTCTGATTGACTTGGAAGCCCTTTGGGGTGACAAGGCGCAAGCTAAACACTCGTGTTTGGCAGCGTGAACGACTAAGTGAAGAGACCTCGAAAGAGGATGCGATAGTCTGACCTTCATGGAAACATGAAGAGGGAGATCCGAAGAGGTTTCCCCGCCTAGCAATAGGTCATAAAAGTAACAGAATTGGTTCGTGACGCGTACTTCGCACTCTGTTCAACCAACCTCACAGGAAATCTCGATAACGTAGCTGGGTTTATCCAAAAGAACCAATATCCGGCTCCTATGAACGCTTTGCGCTCAGAATGGGGTGCTATTGGCAACTTAAGGTTCCTCGTTTCGTCTATCGGTTCAGTATCTACGCAAGCTTCAAACCTCGGCCAAGATGTATACAACATCTTCTGCGTGGGTATTGAAGCTTATGCTTGTATTGAACAAGACGGCTATAGTGCGAGCTTCATTTATAGGCCTCCAATCTATGATTCTCCTCTAGCACTCAATGCATCTGTTGGTTATAAATTTGCGGAAGTTCCACGGATCACTAACGATCAGTGGGTCATAAACCTCCGTGCAACACTTGCTTCTTAAGGAGTTCTCATGGCATATAATACATGTATCCAACAAGGATTTTTCACTTCTAACGGCGCAAACACGACTATCGTTGTTCGCTCGGGTGTTGATTGGATTAGAACTATCAACTATACGCAGATTGCGGCTAACGCAGTTTCTACCGGATATAAATTCGAGTGGCAACTTGGTATGCCTCAGGGCGGCGGCATAGAAGAGCAAAGTAACGCCGGTGGCACAGCAACTAATCAGCTTGTTCTTGCAGCTGGTGGATTTACCATAGTTGATTCTTCGATGAACCAACCTGGTCCTAAAATCGCTACTACGGCTATTACGAACGCTGTTCAGCCAGTAGTGAGCACGGGCAACACAGCTGGATTGTCAGCAGGATCGGTAGTGCGACTCAGCTCGACTGCTGCAGTTCCTAACATTATGGGCGTAGACTTCACTATCGATACCGTGGTAGCTAACACAAGCTTCCGTATCGCTAATGCGCTTGCTAATGCTCCAGGAGCAGTTGGTGGCGCTGGATTCTATCAACTCATTCCATTTGACCCAATTTACTACCCTACTAAACGTTACATCGTTAACATTACCCAAGCAGCATTTGGTGTTGTTACGACGTCCGTTAACCATGGCTATGTAGTTGGTCAATCTGTTCGCCTCAACATCCCGAGTCAGTTCGGTATGACGCAGGCTAACGGAATGCTCGTTGATGTTATCGCCACAACGGCCAGCACGTTTACCATTAGCATTAGTACCTTAGGCTTTAGTGCCTTTGTGTATCCTGCACCTGGCGCTGTTCCATTCACCCCAGCATTCTGCAATCCTGTGGGCGAAGAAACAGATCAATTCTCTAACCCTAACCTTCTCGATGATGCGACAGTTAACAATAGCTACATCGGCGTAATGTTGGGCGCAGGAGTAAATGGTCCTGCCGGACAGAATAATGACGTCATTTACTGGATAGCCGGTAAATCGTTTAATACCTAATTAGTAACCGGGGAGGGCCTTAAAATCCTCCCCTTGTAACTGTCGACAAAATGTCGACAGTTGTAGACAGAATGTCGACAACTGAAAGGAAATGCCTGTGGTAACAGCTAGAACAGAGCGAAGCGCTCAAAAAGAAAAGCCAGTTAATCCTACGTTGGAATATCAGCGCGCCAAAGATCGTGAGATGGTGCGCGGTAAGTTTATATTTCATGAGGTTCCGGGCGGCTCTATGTCCTTCCCGTTCCATAAATATAAGGGAGACCCCGTTGAGAATTTCACCTTGGTGGATGGTGAGGTTTATACTATCCCACTTGGGGTAGCAAAACATCTTAATAAAAATTGTTGGTACCCTGTTCATGCCTTCGCCGTTGATGAAAATGGCCGAGCAACCATGAAAATAGGGTCTAAAGTTCGACGCTGTAGCTTCCAAAGCCTTGAGTTTGTTGATACTGAGGATTTAACCCCCGTGGGATCGAGCGGCATCGTAACTGTCGAAAATGTGATCTAGGAGGCCTATGGCCCAATATTTTGCCATTCAGAATCCAGTATATCAGCCCGCAATGCGCCTTATTTCAGCCATTTCTAACGCATTCCCTGCTGTGGTCACCACAACTTTCGATCACAACTACCTCACGGGAACTATAGTGCGCCTAGATATCCCTCCTGCGGACGGAATGCTTCCTCTGAATGGCCAAATATTTCCTATAACGGTGACGAGCGATGCGACATTCACTATCCCCGTAGACACTACCAACCTGGGCCCCTTTGCGATTCCCATGGTTACCTATCATGTAAATACTGCAGCACAGGTAGTGCCTGTAGGCGAAATAAGTAGTACCTTAGACGCAGCTACGGTAAACGTTTTATAAGGAGAAAACATGCCTATCGCCCCTCCCAACACCACCCTACAAGCCATACAGCAAAAGGTGCGACGCTTAACCCGCAGCCCCTCAGAAGCCCAGCTTACGGATGATGATCTCAATAATTACATCAATACCTTTGTGGTGTATGATTTCCCTGAGCATCTGCGCACCTTTAACCTGAGAAAAGTATTCAGGTTCTGGTGTAACGCCTTCCAAGATCGCTATATAACCAATGATACCCTTCCTCCAACTAACCCCCTCTATAACTTTCAGAACCTGTATCTGAGCGTAATTCCCCCTCTCTTTATAGCCGGCTATCAGTGCTTATACAGCCAGGACAGAACTCAGTTTTATGGCATATATCCTAATCTAAATAGTATTATATCTACAGGGTTTTATGGGGATGGAGCTACTACGAGCTTTACCGGTGTAATTAATACCCAGAACAACAGCAACATCTTTAATCCCAACCTTCAGAATACTAACTACACTACTATGTTGGTGCAGAATGAGGTGCTTTTTGACTCAGTAGATCTCAATAATAATGGCTTGGCCATGATAGACGTTCCCGTTATTAATACGGCTACGGGAAATCCTACGACGGTGGGCAATCTCTACGTTCCCGGATCGCTTCCCGCTACGCCTCCTACGGTGGTAACTCCCAACAACACCGTAAATTATCTCACGGGTCAATATACGGTTACCTTCCTTACTGCTCCCGGGCTTAATCAGGTCATCAATGCGCAAGTGATTCCTCAGATAACAGCCCTTCCTCAGGCTATG